TAAAAATAATCATAAAATTTTTTATTATTAATATAGTCATCTAATAAATAATTTTTATTTATAAAATTATAATTTAATGTACTTAAAAATAAATTATTTTCTTTTGAAAATATTAAATTATTATTTTTTAATTTTAGATTTTTATATAAATTTAATCTTGTAATAGGAAAAATACCATATCCACATGATAATAATACTTTATTATCAGTATTAATATTATTGTATGAATAAAAATTAGAACTACTATCTAATATTTTACTATTAATATATAATAAATTTTTATTAATTATTATTTTATTTGCATATTTTTTATTTGATTTTTTAATTCTATTAATAAAAAAATGTATATTTAAATTATCAAAATTATTTATTGGTTCATAATCTAAAAATGTTTTTTTTAGATTTTCAGCAACAAAATTAAATTCAATACTAGTTAAATTATTAATTATATTATATAAAATAAGATAATATTTATCATGTAAATATAAAAATTCATCAATATTTAATTTATTTATATTAGTAGTACTTAATATATCATTATTATCGATATTACTATCTAAATAATATAAATTATTTACTCCATAATCAATTGAATCCATATTAATTGTTCTTTTATTTGATGATAAATTATTAACTGAATTAATATTTTTTAATATTAATCTCAAATTTTTATCATTATTTATATAAAAATTAGAAAGATTTAAAAAATCTTTAATATTTATTTTATAAAAATCAGAATCTGTAAAAGATTTATAAATATTAAATTGTATGTATAATTTTTTACTTCTAGAATTATAAGAAGATACATTTGTGGGATTAATAAACGTGTCCTCGTTATTTATATTTAAATTTTTTTTATAAATTTGTATATTATTTAAATTCATTTGACTTGTTGAATCACTAGTAAATAAAAATCTATTATTAAAATTGTATCTCTCATTTGTTTTTTTTTTAAAAATTATTCTTGGTTCATTAAATAATCTAGTTTGACTATTTGATTTATATAAAAATTTTATATTATGATTAATATTTTCTTGAGTTAATAAAATAACACTTCTGGGTGAATCTAAAATTTTAGCAGAAAAAATAATTTTGTTTTTTATTTTTTCTTTTGAATAATTATTAAATATTTTATATTCATTATTATTAATTTCAGATGGTAAATATCCTTTTATATTAATTTTAGTTCCACGACAAATATTGCTAGTATTATTTTTAAAATTATTTGTAATATAGATATAATTTGTTCTATCTGAATCATAAATATTAGACATAGCGATAAATTATTATAATATAATAATAAATAATAATTTATCAATTATTGTTTTATTGATTATACATTGTTTCACTAAAATACCAATCTCCTGACAAATATTCAGGTTTAGACACATTTAATGCATTATTTTTACTCATTTTAAGATTAGGACCATTTTTAACAACATTATCTATTTCTAATGTACCTATTGCATAATTATAATATTTAATATTAGACATAAATCCATCAAAGCCACCATTCATATTAACATATAAATTATCATAATTTTGTTTAATAACATTGCTTAAACGTTGTCTTTTTACTAGTTTACCATTAATATAAACATCAATAATATTTTGACTTGTACTTCTAACTACAATATGAATCCATTTTTTAATGGGTATATTTTCAACTCTAATATCTTCAAAATATTTATATGGTTGTTCTTTATCAAAATTATTTTGATAAGTATTAACTCTAACTAACATAGATAGAGTTGGGAATGCATCATCCAATAATGCATCATCTAAAACATTGTCTTTTCCTTTATATAAATAAATTCCTGGACAATTATTATGCGCATAAATACCTCTATTGCTTGCATTATCATCCATTTTTGTTATAGAACCTTTATGTAAAATATGTTTATATTCTGTATCTTGAAAGTTTTGTAAATTTGATTCAATAAACATCCAAAAAGAATAAGTAAATTCTATACCATCTTTTTCATTTTTACTTCTAAAAATTGGTATAGAATTTTTTTGAGCATATGCTTGATTTATTATAAGACTTTCGTTTGCAGATTTCATACCATATAAAATATATGGATTCTCGTCTGGACTTAAAAAATATATAACAACTCTGCTTAAAAAACTAAATAGAAAAATAAATAATAATACAACAAATAGTAAGAAAGTTGCTTTACCTATTAGAGTATTACTAGATAAAAAATCACTTGTATATGATGATAAATTACCCGGTGGAAGAATTTTTGTCATAGTATTTGAAACATTTTCATTCATTTTGTTAGAAAAATTTTCTAAATTTTGATTTATATTTCCTGTTGCATTTTTTAAATTATCTCCTACTCCAGAAATTTTATTATTAATATTCTCCATAATTATATTTAATATATAATAATATAAAATATAATAAAATTTATATTTTAAATGAGCCTTTCTCTTTATTGTATTCTAAAAATGATACCTTCAAACTATATTTATTAAATACAGTTTTAAGGAGTGAACCATTTATACCTGCTTTATATATATTTAAAGCTTCTTGGCTATTAATGGCGTTTCCTTCAAATCTTACACGTGTTATAAAACCAGCAAATCCATCATCAAGACTATCAGAAGATGATTGTGTTAATTTACCTAAATATATGTTTGGTTCATTTTCTGCTTTATATACTCCATGTAAAATGAAAGAATTAATTAGTTTACCATCAAGATAAACATCCATTAATAATGAATCTATACTTATTGTTAAACAATTCCATTTTTGAATTGGAATATTTTCAACAGCATATCTAGTAAATCTGCGTTTAGCAGGATCTGTACAATTATTATCTTTATGTGTTGCTATATCAATAAATAAATTATTATCATATTTATCTAAACATATTGATAACGATTTATATGTTTTTAATGAATCTACATCACCACATACTGTTTTACTTAAACCAACAAACTCACTTGCATTTTGAAAATCACTATGTAATATATTATTATGTGAATCACCAATAAATAAAATATTTTTATTTGCTTGACCAATATTAGTTCCCCAATTATCTATATAAAACCATACACTAAGCATAAGATTTGTACTAGCATTATCCGAAAGTAAACTATTTGGAATCATATTTTGTTTAACACTTGATGACATAATTCCACTTGATGGTTGATAATCAGGATTTGCATCTAATGCATCTAACATTTCATCATAAACTATATTTGTTTTTAATAGTGTTTTTGATAAAACATAATATATAATAACTATTAGTATGATAGCAATAGTAATATTTACTGCACTCATTTATATTTTATTATAATATAATAATATAAAATATAAATATTATATCTAAATTTTATGTTTTTTTATATTTTTATTTTATTCTTTTGAGAGAATTGTAGAAATTTTTTTCTGAATCACTTATTTTACTTGATATACTTTTATTTCTATTTTCCCAATATTCATTACTAAATGTATAATAATAAATATCCTTAATACTTCCATGTATACCATCTTTTTCTCCAATTGAAACAGTATCATTATTATTAAAACTTGGTATGTTATCTTTAACCGCTATAATTTTATCATTAAAAATAATCTCAATTTTAAAATCAAAATAATTTATTTGAAAAGTATTCCATTTTTGAAATTTAAAATATATATCACTTTCTAATGAGTTAGCAGGTATTTTTATAATAGTGTCCATTTGTTTTATATCATTATTTAATGAATTTGATTTAATTATAATACTTTGTTCTTTTCCATTATATAATATAACTGGTTTATTACCATAATTAAATAATTCAGTTTCTTTATTATATGAATATGATGTATTTGTACCCTGTGGATTTAAATATAAATCAAATTTTATTGTATAATTATAGTTTTTTTCATTTTTATTTTCATAATCGTTTATATTTAATTTATTACCGTATCTAATATTATATTTATTGGTTTTATTTAATAACAAATTTGAATTTTTCTTATTATATAAATTTTCTAAATTTTGATAACTAGACAATTCTTTATATTCGTTTGTATATAAAATCTCTCCGGATTTTAATAATCTATTATCTTTATTAATAAAAAAGTCTTTCAAAATTGGAATTAAAAATAAAATTAAAATAAATAAAATTTCTAATATTAATATTAGAAAAATAGTGGGTTGAGTTAATTTAAATTCATTTTTAATATCTTCTACTAATATAAGTATTAAACAAGGTATAAAAAATATAAAATTTTTGATAATACATAATAATTGTTTTGCTATATCATCTTTTACATTATTACAAAATGTATTAGATAATGTAACTGTAAAAATTTTAGCAATAATACTTAAAATAGTAAGAACTATTGAAATAAATATTAAGCTTTTAATTATATTTGTAGAATTTGAAAAATCTTTTAAAAAAATAACAAATAAATTAGTAATTCCATATATAAATAATCCAGTAATCAATAATCCAATTAAATTTAAAATAATAAATTTAAATGGTAATAATATTTTTTCATTAAAAATTTTACTGTTAAAAGTTCTCTCATTTATATCAAGCATTAGTTTATTTGATTTATTTTCTTCAATAAAGTTAAAATATGTTTCTTCATTTGCATCTTTTTTTCTAAATATAAAAAAATATAATGTAAAAATATAAAAAATAAAAAAAAGTATATTGAATACTAGATTATATTTTGAATTTAAAAATGTATCTATATTTAAAGTAATTGCTTTTTTAAAAATAAAATACAAAAAATATATGATTAATGTTAATAATATAAAAACAAATAATCCAGAGAACATATTTTTTTTATCATTTTTTTCTATAAAATTCCAGCTTGATGGATTTATTTTATCAATAAATAAAAGACAAATAGTTTTTAAAAATGTTAATATATTTTTAATAAAAAAATATATAGAATTACCTATATCTTTAATAGTCATTGATTATTATATATTAATTATAATTTAATTATATAAATAAATTATAATTATAAATTTTCTAATGCTGTTTTTTTACCATGACAATCTCTACATAATGCTTCAAGGTTTTCTATAGAATTTGAACCACCATATTCTAATTTCATTACATGATCTACTTCAAACCATGCTGGTAATTGTTTTGAACAATGTTTACATTTCCAGTTCTGATTTGCAGCTATATATTTCTTCTTTGTTTCACTTACTGACCGTTTATTAGAATTTCTTCCAGATGTCAATATTCTACTTTGTTGTCTTGTTAAATTATTATTGTAATTCATATCATTTGATATTGTATTATCTCCAGTTTTTGATATAAAATCAACAAATGGTTCTAATGAACTTGTTATTTTTCTATCTACTGGTAAATATCTAATATATCCAGATGCTGATTTAAAAAATTCTTTTTTATTATTTGGATTTTTTCTAATATATAGATATATACAAAAAAATATAAAAACAATAAATATCATCTTATAGTATTTTTCATATTGATTATATTTTTTAAATAATTCAAATATTTTTCCATCATAGTATATATTTAATAATATAATTGCTAATATTAAAAATAACCAGAATTCTATTTTCATTATATTAATTAGATATAAAAAATTAATATTTATTTAATATTATACAAAAAATTAATAAAATAATAATTGTACTAAAAAATATAAATTTATGTTTGCTCAAAAAATCATTCTTTTTTTTTATATCTTTTAATTCATATTTGTCATAATAATTTTTCATAGCAGTATAATAATTTATTTCAGGTTTACCTAAATATAAATTAATTTTATTATGTATAAAATGAACCCATTTTACGAATGATTCTTTGGAATCTAAATATGGTGTTACTGGATATTTATCTAAAAATATACTAAAATTATTACCAATATCTGATATTGGTATAAATAAAGGCAGATTTTGTATAAAATCATAATATTTTTTTTTGGTAACTTCATTAGGAATTTCAGGATAGGATAAAGCAATTGTATATAAAACAAACCAATATTGTGGCCCCCATATTTCAGGATTCAATACCATTATTATTAAATATATATAAAAAGATATCTATTAATACATATAGTTATAAAAATGAATTCATATAAAAAAGTAACTTTTTGTAATAATTGTGGAAAAACGGGTCATTTATTTCATCAATGTAGAATACCTATAACAAGTATTGGTATAATATCATTTCGAAAAATTAAAAATGATATTGAATTATTAATGATTAAAAGAAAAGACACTTTATCATTTGTTGATTTTATGAGAGGTAAATATAACTTAGAAGATATTGATTACATAAAAAATTTATTTGAAAAAATGTGTGTAAATGAACATAAATTAATAAAAGAAAATGATTTTTATACATTATGGAAATATGTTTGGGGAGATGAAATAATTAGTCAATATAAAAATGAAGAGAAAACATCTTTAAATAAATTTAATTCTATAAAAAATGGATATATTTTTAATAATAAAACTATAAATTTAGACTATTTTTTGTCAAGAATAAATATTAAATATAATAGTACAGAATGGGGTTTTCCTAAAGGACGACGAAATTATCAAGAAAAAGATATATCTTGTGGATTACGAGAATTTGAAGAAGAAACTGGATATATTAAAGATGATTTGACTGTAATATCTAATATATTTCCTATTGAAGAAATATTTACTGGTTCTAATTTAAAATCATATAAACATAAATATTTTCTAGCTTTAATGGATAATAATATAGAACCCAAAAATGAATTTCAAACAAATGAAATAAATGAAATAAAATGGGTTAACTTAAATGATGTAAATAGTTATATAAGAGATTATAATATTGAAAAAATAAAATTAATAGATGAATTAATAAATATATTAAAAACTTATAAACTATATATTTAATATATATGAATGAATCAAAAACAAATAGTAGTATTGAATCTGGATTAGAATCAAAATCAAGTTCTAAATCTGATTCAAAATCTGATTCTACTAATACATCAAGTTTGGAATCTAAAGAAGAATTTATGGATGAATATAAAAGTAAAAAAAAAACAAATAATTTAGATTTAATTAATATATTTAAAAATAATATTAATGCTTTACCTCCCGATAAATCAATAATTCAAAATGTAAAAAATAATTTGAATACAAAAAAAGATGTACAATATTTTTTTAATGCAATTGAACTTTTAAATAGCGATGATATTAAAAATAACAGTAATAAAAGTTATGAATATTTATATCCACATTTAGATGACAATATGTTTAGTGTAAAAATAGCAAATAAAAGAGAATTTTATGATAATAAATATAATATAAAAATTAATGAAGATACTAATATAGAAGATGAATCAAATAAATTATGCAATAAAGATTTCCAACTAGCTCCTCATCAAAGATTTTTAAGAAATTTTTTATCAATACATACTCCATATAATGGAATACTATTGTATCATGGATTAGGAACTGGTAAAACTTGTTCTGCTATAGGGATAGCAGAAGAAACTAGAATGTATTTAAAATACAATAATATATCAAATAGAATTTTTATAATTGCTTCACCAAATGTTCAACAAAATTTTTTATTACAATTATTTGATGAAAATAAATTAAAATTTATTGATAATAAATGGAATTTAGAAACTTGTGTAGGTAATGAACTTTTGAAAGATATTAATAATTTTGATTCAACGATGAGTAAAGAAACTATTGTTAAAAATATATATAATTTAATAAATAGTTATTATGTTTTCATGGGATATATAGAATTTTCTAATTTAATAACAAAAAAATCTAATATTAATAACTTATCAAAAGATTTAACTAGCAATGAAAAAAATAAATTAATAAAAAAAAAGTTAGAATTATTTTTTAATAATAGATTGATAATTATTGATGAAATTCATAATATAAGAAATTCTCAAGATAATGATGATAAGATTATATCACAAAAATTAACTTTACTATTAAAAAATGTTAAAACTATTAAATTAGTTTTAATGTCTGCAACACCTATGTTTAATGATTATAAAGAGATTATTTATTTATTAAATTTATTAAATTTAAATGATAATAGAAGTACAATTGAATTTAATGATGTTTTTAATCAAGATGGTAGTTTTAGAAAAGATGATGATGATAATGAAATTGGTAAAGAGTTATTAATAAGAAAAATGAATGGTTATATTAGTTATGTTAAAGGAGATAATCCATTAACTTTTCCATATAGGATATTACCCGAATTATTTCAAAATGAAAAAAGTATAAAAAATATAAAATACCCAATATTTGATATAAATAATAATAGACTAACAGAAAAGATAAACTTTTTTGATTTATATTGTAATTCTTTATCAAATTATCAAGAGAAAGTATATAATTATATAGTCTCAAAAATAAATTTTTCTAATTTAGAATCTTATAATTATACTTTATTACAAAAACCATTAGAATCACTAATAATAAGTTTTCCGAATAAAATTTTAGAAGAGAGTAAAGAAGATGATTTTGATAAAATAGATATATCAATTAAAGATTTAGTAGGAAAAAATGGATTATCAAATCTTATGAATCATGATGAAAGTAATGAACCACCCGCGAAATATAATTATAGATTTAAAGATTCTGATATTGAAAATATATTTTTATTTAAAAATATAAAAAAATATAGTTCTAAAATACATTCAACTTTAGAAAATATATATAATTCAGATGGTCCAATTATTATTTATTCACAATTTATAGATGGGGGGATTGTTCCAATGGCTCTAGCATTAGAAGCAAATGGATTCAGTAGATATGGAAGTAATAAAAATTTATTTCATGATAATATTACAAAAGATATTGAAAAAATAGATGCTATAACTTATAAAAAAAAATCAGAATTAGATAGTGATGTTAATTTTAATCCTGCAAAATATATTTTAATTACAGGTGATAAAAAATTAAGTCCAAATATAAAAAAAGATTTAAATGTTTGTACCAATATTGATAACATTAATGGTAAAAATATAAAAGTTATTTTATTAACAATGGCAGGAAGTGAAGGTATAGATTTTAAATTTATTAGACAAGTTCATATATTAGAACCATGGTATAATATTAATAGAATAGAACAAATTATAGGTAGAGCGGTAAGAACATGTAGCCATAAAGACATAGAATTTAAAAAAAGAAATGTCAAAATATATATGCATACTACTATTTTAAATGATAATACAAAAGAGTCAGTCGATAATTTATTGTATAGAAAATGTGAGTACAAAGCAAAAAAAATTGGTGTTATTACTAGACTATTAAAAGAAAATAGTATTGATTGTCATTTGAACAGTGAATTAAATAAATTTAGTGAAGAAAATTTGAATAAATATTTTAAATCAGGATTTAATATTGTTTTATCAAATAATGAAATTATAAGATATAAAATAGGTGATAAATCAATGTCATCTTTATGTGATTATATGGAATCTTGTGAGTATGTATGTAAAAATAGTAACTTTTTTATAGAAAATGATGAAAAATTAGATATTAAAACTTATAATGAAAAATATATGAATTTAAATAATGATTTGATTATTAAAGAATTAAATTATTTATTTAAAGAAAAATTTTTATATAAAAAAGATGAACTTTTGTTATATTTTATAAATAAAAATTATTCAAAATTATTGATAAATAATATATTAACAAATATTATAGATAATAAATTATCGGTTATAAAAGATAAATATAATACTGAAGGCTATATAATAAATATAGATGATTTGTATATATTTCAACCAAAATCAATTAATAATAAAAATTCTTCATTATTTACAAAAATTAATCCAAAAAATGAAAATGTTAATTATTTATCTTATAAAGTACCAGAAGATATAAAAAAAATAGTTCCAATAAAAGTTGTTGAAAAATTTGAAGAAGATGGTAATGATGATACAAAAGATATAAAATATAATGACAAAATTTTTGATAATATTTTTAAAATATATAATTCAATAATAAATATAGATAAAGACTATGAAAAATCATTAGTTAAAAATTCTTATTATAAATTATTAATAGATTTTTTAAATATAGAAAAAAATATAAGTAATTTATTTATAGATTTTGATAATACTTCTTCATTTGAAGAAACTAATAAAATTGATTATATATACATAAAATATATTATTTCTAATATTATTTTTGATTTATTACAGTTAAATGAATTAATAAATCTTGTAAAATTTGTTTATTTAAATATGGATATATATAAAAGTGAGAATGCAGAAAAGAATGAATTTTTTTCTATCATTAAAAAAATAGTAAATGATAATTGTATTACAAAAACGAATAAAACTTATTTTGTTACATATTTTAAAAATGATATATTTAATTATTCAATTTATAAAATAATTAAAGATGGACAAAAAATAGAATTAGAATTAGGAGAATATACAGATTATGAATATTTAAAAGATGAATTAAAT